CCATTGAACCCGAACTGAATCCCAATAGAGGAACTTGTTTTTCTGCAGCGAGAATATCAACAAGCCGTTCCGCTTGCCGCTGCTGAAAGTCGCAGTATCGCCCACAATCGGTGGCATGAAGCCCTTTGTGGCTCCGTACCTTGGGCCGATGCTGAAGTATGCAGCGGTGTCCGTGACAGTGCCTCTGCCGACTGACATCTGGTTTCTAAAGACGTAATCAGGGACGGGATTGACTTGCTGTGCTGACGCGCCAAGTGCGGCAAATAGCGCAAGAATGAGAGTGATGTGCTTCATATTCATTTTGATATCACGTTTATGATCTCTCCTGCCAATAGCGGCAGCTCAAAATAGATGCGCTGCCCGAACTGGTACACTACGCATTCATTTGGAGGTACGTTGCCCACAATAGGCACGCCGTTGATATTGGCGGTGCCTGCCACGCTTTCGCTGAATGAGGTGATGTAAAGCGGTTCGGTGAGGTATGTTTGGATGTCGGATGGGATGACATCGAGTGCAGTGAAGTTGTAAGATGCGGCCACTGCCGGAAGTGATGGTTGTGCCGTTGTGCTCTCTTGCTCCAGGACGATGTAATTCACCCCGGTGATGGTGACGTAGTACCCATTCTTCCACTTCTCTTTGCCGACAAGATTGGTCAGCGTTGTCGTAAGGTCATCAACCACCACCTCAAGCTCGTTCGTGCTCTGTGCCGTGGCAGTTACCGACGTGCCCCATGTCTGCGCATTTACAGCCGCAACAAGCCCGTCTCTCACATCGGTGGCAGTGTCACCCGCCTGCGAGGTGTAAACGGCAAGGATGGAGCCGAAATAAAGCGTGTACGTCCATCCTACCGATGGAGATGGGCCGACTCTGAACACATAAGTTCGGTCAGTCGAGCCCATGACCTCGCTGATCTCAATGAGGAACGTGCCAGGAGGCCGCGTCTGGGGTCTGACCCCATACCATTGGTATGCTTTTATATCCTCGCTGTTCGTTCCCGTGTTGAATGTTGTGGAGTGCTTCACGCCGATGCCGTTGCGATCCACTACCATGACATCAGCGGCCACGATGCCGGATGTGTCAACGTAGGACTGCGCTGCCGGTGCTATGTATGTTTTAACGCTAACCATCAGCTCACAAATATTACAAGTATGTATTCATCAACACCAAGAGCCATCCCGAACTCAAGCGACCCGGCACCGGAGTTGAACTTGACCTGGCTGCCGGTCGGTGTGCCGGCGGTGATGACCTGAAGCCCGATGCCGTTCCGCCTGATGTCAAGCACATCCACTCCGATGAGCACTGCATCACTGATGACCGTCTCGCTGCCGGTGGCGGTGTAATCCCAAGAGTCCACATCCGTCAGCGCGTCATTGATCGGTGTTTGGTTGAACTCCGGATCGCCCGACATTGTCAGTGTGAAGGAGTATGTAGCGAACTGACCCACCGTGCCGGAGAGCGTCACCTCGTCAATAAGGCATGGCACATCGTAGGTCTTCTGATTGCTCTGTGGGTCGGTGAGCGTGTATCTCGTCAGAACAATGATATGATCGGTCTGGAAGTTCAGAAGGTCGAAGATGGAGTATTTGCCAGCTCCTGCGTCAATCTTCACGATGCCGCTGCCGGTGATGGTGCCGGAGGTGCGACCATAGATGTATGACCGCCACTTGCCCGTTGTGTACGGTGCCAGTTCTATCTTGTCAGTCGTTTGGGTGATGGTGACCTCTTTAGCGCAAGCGAACGGGTAGTAACTCGTTCCGAGCTTGGCATAAAAGACCACATTTTCCCCCTTTACTGGATCGGCCATAATCTATTCGTAATAGTAGTCAAAGGTATGCACATCTGTCGCACCTGGCTCATTGTCTGCAATGGTGGTGTCCACAATCTCGATGAGCGTGGCTGACCATGTGCAGTTCATGAAGTCAATCTCTTTCAGGTTCGTGATTGCGAATATTTTTGTCGGCGCATCGTCCACAAATTTGATTGTGTTGATGATGCCGATCGGGTATGTGACATCGAACTGATCTTTCCACTTCAAGCCGAAGAGATTGACATCGAGCTTCGTCTTGTATCCTCGGTTCATGTACCACTTCGCAAGCGCGTGTTGACGTTTGAATGTCAGCCGCTCATCGGTGGTCACATCGCCGTTGAAGTCGGTGCGCCGATACCACTGATCGCCGGTGAGCGTCACCCCATCCGTCTGTAAGATTGCCCCTCGGTAGTTTTGGCTTTGCGAATCATCCAAGAAGACCGTCTCATCTTCAGTCTTGACCACATCTCGCTCGATGGTGTATTTATCGTAATCCCCTTTGACTACACGGTTGCGCTGAAGGCTGATCGTGTTCACAATCTCAACGGTCAAGTCGCTGAACTGGCACTCCTCTGTCGCTGCCACCGGTGCAGGGACGTAGGCATTGAGTTGCAGGCCGTTTGTGAGATAGACTTCAATCCACCCGTCAATTGGCATCTGCTCGGTCTCGAACTCTATCGTGTCCCAGTCCTTTGAACTTTTGCCTGATGGGAAGTTAGTATAGATGCCCTGCGACACGCCTGATGGGTTGTAGGTCTGCCAAGTGTCATCGCTGAACCGGTGGAAGTATGTCGTGGTGCCATTGGTTAGCAATATCTTGCCGATCTCCAGCAAGTTGCTGTTGGGTGAAAATTCAGTCGATGTTCGGAAGTTCACGCTGAACTTCATGACATCCTGGAACTTGACAAAGAAGCGACAAGAATAGGCCTCTGTATTTAACGCGGCAGTTACGCCCGGCGGGACGGTGACATTACTGCCGCCAATGTATAGGTAATCATTCCGCAGGCCATTGACCGAATACTCCTGCCGGCGGCCGAGTGGTGCCACGTTTGTCGTTGCCCCACGTGTGCCGTATTGATATGCCACCCATGAGTCAACGGTGTACTCGTCGAAGTTTATGTTGATTGTGTTGCCAGCACCGTCCTGCTCGGTCTTTGTGCCGCTCTGCACATAATCGCCGTACTGGAACGATTGATTGCAGATGAGCTGATTGTGTGGAGTCCAGTCGTAATTTATTTGTGTGGACTTGCTCGGCTTGATCACGGTCTTCAGCATCTCCGGCACAATCGGCTTCACATCTTCTTGCACACCCACCTCGATGTCGTAGCGCGTGTTCGCTGATGCTCGGTTTCCGACCGTTGGCCGGTTGGTGTTAAATCCGACAAGATTGCCCGTGCGGAATAGTTCAGGGATGCGCAGGATCACCCATAAACTATTCCATTGGAATAATGTTTGAGACCATGCTCGATTGATCTTCTCCAGCACCGTGTAGCCATTGTCAAACACGCCCGGTGATTGCTCAAATGTCCTTGCATCAATCAGGCACTGGTCAATCCCCGTCTGGTTCGATGCAGATGACATCGAGGTGTGAAAGAGGTTGGAATAGATGCGTGTGTAAAAGAAGTTGCCAATGACATCATCGGCAGCGTATTGAATAAAGTTGAACGGCGTGTACGTGCCTATCAGTGCCGCTCCGGTGCCATCGTTGAGCTGTTGGGTTTGCAGCCGACCGAAGCCTTCATCTGCCCGGAGCGTGAGGATGTGGTTGGTACTGATCCAAATCTCTTCGATGTCCTCCTGACTCAAGATGCCTGACCAATAACTGGCGAAGCTGCCGAAGTCAAATCTGACGGTGATGTCGGTGTCATTGTCGGTCAAAAAGTCCTCAAGTGATACCCCGCCGGCAGATGCAAGCACTTGAATGGTGGCTTGTTGTGGTCGGATGGGTTTGAACAAGTCGAAGTCTTGGTTGAATTCACCAAGTATAAACGGCTGCGGGCCGCCGTACAAGCGTATTGGCGCATCATTGTAATCATCGAAAATAAAGTTGACCGTGCAGAGATCACCCTGCACGTTTTCGAACTCCATGAAGAACTTGACTGCTGCCATTATCCTACCCGATTTATGCGTGCGTTCGATGAGTTCAGCACCCCCACAAGGTCAGTGCCGCGCTGCGTGAATACTACTTGGCCGGCAAGTTGCAGACCGCCACCGAAGCCACCCACACCGCCGAAGGTTGGTGCTGCTGCGCCACGCAGACCGCCAAAGCCGCCCCCCGTGCCGCCGAGTTGCAGGGCCCCTCTGAAGGCAGTGCCGAAGTTGATCGTACCACCGGATGCGGCAGATATGACAAGGGCAAAAGCAGCGGCTTTGACCGTTGCCTTGATTAAATCAATGACAAGTTTCTTGAACGAATCGCCAAGAGACTTGATGACGCTTTGCCCATTTTCTATCGCAGAAAAAACACCATCAATGGCCGGAGATATGATGTAGCTGAATGCCGCCCCGGCTTGTATGCCTGCGTCCCGCAGTCGATTCACGTTGTCGATGGCTGCCTGAATTGCTGCCGGCGGGATGATGGTGAAGTCCCGTCCAAGCCTGCCCTGCGATGGTGCGAGTGCTTCCTGAAAAGCATCGCCGACCGGCGCAAATATCTGCGCGTACTTGCTTCGCGCTTGTGCCGGGTCGAGGTCGAAGAATGATGTGAAGTCAAGCGTCTGACGCTGGCCGGCTTCTGCGAGGATGGCCGCAAGCGACTTGCGTCTTGCTTCAGCTTGCCTATTCAATTCAGCGGTCAATCTTGCAGCGGCCTCGGCTTCTTTCTTATCCTGCTCCGCTTTTTTTCTCTGCGCCTCATTGGCCGCGTTGATCGGTGCAGTAATTGAATTGTAAGAATTGACCGATTTATTTAGTTCATCGTTCAATTCTTTGATCCTACCCCTTAATTCGTTGACGGTTGTGTTCTGCTGAATGTATGCTTCAGTCGCATTGATGGCGGCAGAGCCTACGCGTGATTGCTCCGCTGCTTGAGCAAGTCCTGGAAGCGTCTGCGATACCTTGTTTTGAGCCGCAGCAGTTTCGCCAAGCCTTGTGATCAACTTGCCGAGGACACGCTCTTGTTTAGATAGTTCAACGCTTGTAGCTGCTATCTCACTCTCGAAAGCTTTTGAGATGGCCGCCTGGACATTTGCGCGAGTATAATCTTCGACCCTGTTTGTTAGCGTGGCAAGCTTATCACCCTCAAGGTCGATGTCACCGAAATATGTTTTATTTATTTTTTGAAGTTCGTTCAGCGCATTGTTCCGTTCATTGTATGATCGTGTTTGATTTGATACAATGCCGGCGAGTGCCTGCACCCTGCTTATCTCGCCTTGCGTACTTGCTGCCGCTTGACCTTGTATGCTTTGCGTGTTCTTGAGCTGCTCGTTGAACTTCTCATAGGACTTCGCTGCATCAAGCACTTCTTTAGCAAGAGTATCAGTCTGCCCGAAAATTGCATTAATAGCAGCACCCAGGCTGCCATATTTTTGGACTGCAAATGTTACAGCTGAAGTTACAAGCGAGAAACCAAGTAACAACCCTCCAGGCCCAGCTAATGATCCAGCTAAAGCTTTTAATGCACCTCCTACACTTCCGGATTCTTTCCGTATTGATTGCAACGATTGAATTAGTGGTTCAATGTTATTTGATATCGCAATGAATCCAAAAGGAGCATCAGAAGCCACGCGCCCTAAATTGCCAAGAGCCATAGCTGCCTTTCCTGAAGTAGCAGTTGTCTTCTTGACACTTTTGTCAAATGCTTCCACTTCGGCAGTCGCACGCTGCAAACCTTGCTCAAGGCTTCGCGTGTCTGCACCTATATTTATGTGAAGTTGATTTTCAGCCACCTTGCTCCTTTGACCGCAATTTACGAAACATCTCGGCGATGTCGGCCTCTGTCACTCCGGGGTCCGCATCACCCGGCAATCTCCATAACGCTTCAGGGCTGTCCGGCACCTTCTTCGGGTCGCCCCACATCTTTGCCATCATGAACATGATGAGCCTCGTATTGCGGTAGTCGTGAATGAGCCGCTCCTGATAACCTTCGATGATGAGCGACACTTCTTTGAAGGTCAGCGCATCGTAATCACTGCGACCGATTTCACCGGTGACGTGCCCCCTTAATTTGTCCCACCCTTCTTGCGTGTCGAGGTCGAACTTTTTTTTTGCTCTTCCTGCGGTGCTTGTGTGGTAGGCTGGAGGAACTTGGAGTCATAGAACGCCTGCAAGATTGGCGTGAAGAGATCGGGAGTGGATATGTTGCTATCTACCCAGTCCACCACATCCTCGAAAGTAAAGTCAGGGTCTTCCTTCTTGATGTAGCAGTTGTTGAACAGACCCCAATAGATGATGACCGGCACGGCGGCAAGGTCAATGGAGTTGTCTCCAAAGACCTTGCCTAACTTTTGCATCTCCATGCCTATTTGCTGGACTGCCAGCATGCCGAACTTCAAACCCCTGGTACGGCCAAGGATGTCGGCTTGAATGTAACCGTTCATGTTTGTGTGTGTTGTGTGTAAGCTTACGGAGTGATGTCAAGCGTGCCGGTGCTTTGAATAGTACCGGAAAAGTTGATATACGCACCGCCCGCAGCATCTTGGTTCAGCGTCAGGTCGGTGATGTACGCCTCGCACTGGTGGTAATAGACCGTTCCGATGGATGCGCCGGTAACGGTAGGATTCTGAAAGCGCACGGTGATCTTTGTCTTGTTGACCGAAGCAGTCAGCAAATCCTTGTAGCTCACCTGCGATACTGAGGGAGCCACTTCGCAAACAGCATCGAAGGAGAAAGAAAATCCCGGATCGCCAACACTTGTCAGCTTGCCGCAGTTGGTTTCATCCTCGTTGACCGTTACGGTAGTGTTTACGCTCGATGTGCGAAGGCAGACAAGCGTTTTGTAAGATGTGCCGCCGGCAACATCAATTTCAATGTTCTGAACCGAACCTTGTATTTGTCCCATTTCGTTGGTTTATTTTTCGATTAATGTCATATCAAAAGTAAGCAATTTCCGAACGAGCCACGCGCTGCCATCCTGCTCGACAAGGTAGTTGCTGGATGAAAGCACCGGAGCCACAAATTGAAAGTCTGGATCCGTGAGCGTTGAGTATGGGAAAGTGGTCAGCGTGTTCATCACCTCTGCCGCAATGCCATCTGTCACATCGTAGTCGAGTTGCTTGTACTGCTTGCTAACAACATCCAGCGTAATCGAACAATCATGAATGAATATCTGATTGTTCCCTACCTGGGCATGGGTCATGCTGTTGATGTACACATAATTGTCCGGCAGAGTGACGATGGGTAGCTGTGAGTAAACCGTTATCGCTTTGCCATCGTAGGTCAGCGATGCCAGTGCGGCAGCAAATGCCTTGCGGAGTGATGTGCCTGGGTTTTTCATCGCTTTTTCTTTACTATGTCGGTGATTCGCCGTACAAGTTTGCTTCGCTCTGCCACAAATGACGGCCATAGGAACGGCTGCGGCGCGATACCGAACTTGTATATCTTCCGGGCAATGTTAACGGCGTGGTTTTTATCGCCCTTCTTGATCACTTTCTTTTTCGTACCCCACTCATAAATTGAGTTCACGAACTGCGTCCAGTTGCCCTTCTTCGGTCGTGCCTTGATGGCGGCCGCCACCGGCTCCATCTCCGCCGGCACATCCACCTTGCCCCGCGTGCCGAACTCAATGTATGGCGCGTGGTAGGCGTTGGCAAAGACCGAGTATTGCAAGGTAGTTACTCGCTCGCTGCCGATGCTGTTGCGCAGTTCGGCAAAGTTTGACGGAGCCTTGCGCTTCGCCATTGTTGCAATCTTGTTGACGCTTGCCTGCATCTCTGCATCGACTTCCTGCGTGACCTCATTGTCAAGCTGGGCAAGCGCATTGATTACTCCTTGAACACCTTTGAGCTGAAGGTTCATATTGCTACCCTCCGGTAGTATTGAGCGGCCATCATCGGGAAGTCAACAAGGTTCGCACCTTCATTTGACAAGTCGATGCCTCGGTTTTGATACGTGTACGCCGTGATTGATAGAATGTCGTTTTTGATATCGTCAGGAACGGCAGAATATCCCGTTGTGAGCCATATCTCATAGATGCCGGAGTGATAGACTGATATCTGCGCTCCATTGGCTCCATAAGCCTTGAAATCGTTCGTGGCGCATCCGTCCATCATCACCATGTCAATGGACTGCACCGGCCCAGGCAGTTCGTAAAGTTCGCCGGCGGTCATCTCAATGGTAAGATGCAGTTCGCGCATGCCGTAGTTTCGGCCAGTGTAGTTCTCATGCCAGATGCGTGCGTTCTTGATGAGTGATGCAATCAGCGTATCGTCATCGCTGAACGCAATTTTCATGTAAGTTTTTGCCTCGGCTACACTCACCGGCTCGGTCGTGTAGTCCTGCACAATCTCGGTATCTATGAGAAGGTTCATGCTTGTCGTTTATGGTCAGCGATCGACTGACGCATAAAGTTACGAAGTCTCTCCAAGGATGCCATCGGGTCGAGTTCACGGCTGCGGATCTTGGCCGCTTTGCTTGCTTTCTCGTAGGCTTTGGCATTGAATAGTCGCTCAATCTGGTCAGCCCATTGCTTGACATTTTCACGCTCAACGTAAAGCCCTGCCTTGCCACAATTCTCGCGCAAGCCCGGTGTGCCGGACGAAATGACGGGGATGCCTGAACACATCGCCTCGGTGGCCGTCCTGCCCCATGACTCATATTTACTTGGCATGATCAGGATGCGCGTCTTGGCATACACATCCTTGATCGTGGGAGTCTTTGGAAGCACGGTCACGTTCGGCGGTTGGATCGTGTGCTGACCTTTGTCTGCGGGTTCAGAATAACTGCCCATCACTCCGATGAACTTGCGGTGCGGCAGTGCCTCGGCTATCTGCCGGAGGATGTGGCCGCCCTTGTTCTCGTCCAGGTTGATGAGCGTGATTGCTTCGTTGTAAGATGTGTCGATGTTCGTGTCATAATGCCGCCAATCACATGGAGGAGTAACCACGATGCTTGGATGGTCGTAGTTCAGTTGCTCCTTCGCCCATTCGCTGTTGTAAATAATGTATTGCGGGCTGTCAGCCCACACGATGCGGTTGTATGTTGTCGTGTTGTGGATAAGGTGAAAGAGTGGTCTTTTGTAGACTTGTGCAATCCCGATTGTCCAATCGGTGTAGTCAAGGTGTGTCAGCATCGCATCGCTCCACCCGATGAGCCGCTCAATGACCATATCCTCCGGTGGGAAAACATCAATGCCGTCATAGGTGTACATCGAGTTGATGCGGTAGTGACGAGCCTGATGAAGCAGGACACGAACATCGCCGCCGTTTGCTTTGATGTCCTTGTTGATCCAATGGGCCATATACTCCGCCCCGCATGTGTGTTGCGGAGGGTATAGGTGGATGGAGTTCAGCAGCTTCATACCTTGGTAATTTTCACGACCAACATCTTGTACCCCATGTCATCCTCACGGCCATCTTTAATAATCTCCACACCAGGCATGCCGATGAAGTCGGTAAAGTGCCAAAGGCTTCGGTGTGTCTCAAGTTCGTTTCCGTAGGCTGCGCCCTGCTCTATCCATACCGCCGGCGTGCTGATGAGGAGGAT